TTAAGCTATCAACATACTCCTCAAGTGTTTCTTTTTGAAACCAAGATACTTTACCTCCACTGTCTCTATATTCCTTAGCTAAATTAGCCCATTCAGAATCATATTTACCTTTTGAGTCTTGGACAATACCTTGACCAGCAGCTTTTAAATTTTTAGGACTAGCTATCTTACCTGTAATGTTTTTTATATCCAAGTCTTTTATCTCTGACTGTATATTTATTAATGCAGACTGGTAATCTCTTAAGAAGTTAGTAATTAAAAAGTTAGGATTCATTAAAGTAGCAGTAGATCTTATCCAACTATTTACTATATAAAGACCTCTTATACCTCTTTGAATACCTTGGTTCTGAAGAGCGTCTCTCGTAGCCTTGTCTTTAACTTCCACATAAACTGGCTTACCATCTAACTTTAACTCTACAGAATCATTAATTAGTTTTTGTGATGTGGTTGGTAACATATATTTTATATCACCATTAGAATCTAAAATAGTTGTGTACTTAGGTTTATGCACCTCAAATACTTCGTTATTTTTATCAAGCTCAGCAAGATTAATTAATGCTTGCGCAGCTTGGTTTCTTTCTCCTCTTGCTACTGTATTTTGATACTCAAACATAGAAGAGAATATAGGGTTGTATCTGTCTGTATATTTATATAAATCACTACCCTTAGCCTTGAATATATCTTTACCTTTAACACTTGCTCCTACTCCTGCTCCTCCAGTTCTTTTTGTCATAGCTTTTTCAACTACTTGAAGAGGAACATAGTTTTTATATTGAGTTTGTAATTTATCGTATAACCCTTGATCTATAAGACCATACTTTAATTTGTCATCAAGCGCAGGCTTAATTACATTTTCTCTAAACTCATTTGCGTATTTATCAAATAATTCTTTTTTGCCAGACTTCTCTACATTATCTATAATTTCTTGAGCTTGTTCGTTTGTCATACCACTACCAGCTTCTTTAAGCAACTTAACCTTTCCTTGTCCAGATATTAATTTCTTTAACTCATTCTCGTATCTTGTTTTTAACGATTGAGTTTCAGCATTCTTTATCTTTTCATTTAAAACGTCCACCTCTTTTTTAAAGTTTTCTTCTCTTTCAGTGGCGTTAGCTAAGTTTCTTTCTTCAGCGTGTAATGCATACATATATGTACCTAACTGGTCAATATCTACACCATCTTTTTTGGCTCTATTAGCCCAAGAATCTTTATTGCTTTTATCAAAAATTTCTTTTTGTTTATCCTCTATAATATTTATAGTCTTTCCAACTAACAGTTCAAACTTCAAGGCAACATTAGCTTCCTTAAGTATCTTTATACCTAAAGCTCCTTCCATTTGTTCTTGAACATCTTTGACTCTTATCATTTTATTTTGAAAAGCCTGTATAAATTTCTTAAGCCAGTTTTGATCTTTTAAATCTATTAATTTAGGGGCTTCTTCTGCTTGATTAATAGCCTGAGATGTCGAGTACTTACTAACAGAGTTATAATATATATCTTTCTTTTGTTCTTCAGTTAAGGAATTGAAATTTTCATCTTTAGACATTTCATTAAAGAAGTCGTCTATATTAGTTGCGCCTTTAGATATTACATCTAATCCTTTATTTTCTAATTCAATAGGTTTCTGTGTCGATTGATAATAATCAGCAAAGTCTTTTTCTATTGATTCTCTTTTACCTTCACCCAATAAATCAACTAAATCATTTATAGCTTCCTTAACAGCTTCAGCAAATTCAACACCTTTATCCATTAACTCACCTGTCTTTTCTATAGACTTAGCTAACGCTTCTTTCATAGTGTTGGCATCAATACCTTGAATACCTCCATCACCTAAATTAGCCTTAAGCCAATCAGGCAAAACTTCTGTCTGTCTTACTTTGTCAGCTAACTCTTTTGCTTTCTCTGCATATTTTTGTGTAGCCTCTTTTACTTCTATAGGTATTTCAGTTTTGACTTCCTGTAATTTCTTAGCGTCATCTACATAACTATCGCGATACTTCATAGCCTCGTCATAGTCTGTAAATGATTTATTTTCTATATTTAGTTTCCCTTCAGGATCATAAACCATAGCAACAACATCTGGAGTTCCTTGTTCCTTAGTCCATCCTTCAGGAGCGTACTCCTCATTAAATGGTAATCTAGATACCTCTCTGAATCCATTTCTTTCGTAAATCTTCATTAAGTTTGGAAGAGCAAAGTTATCTAACTTTATTCCTCCAGCCTTAACAGCCTCTTGAATTACCTTATCTCCAGTTTTTTCAGTAGAGTTTACATCAGCTTTAAATACTCCCTTTATATCTCCATCCTCTCCAACTACACCAAATCCAGCCTCAGTCTTTATTAATCTTCCTTCTTCAGCAGCTTTATTTAATTGAGTCTCATTAATAGTTCCATCCTCATTTTGAAATGGTCTATCAACTGACCAGAACATCTCTGGGTTTTCAGCCTTAACCTTTTCAATACTTTCAATATATTCATTAGCTAAACTTTTAGGAGCAACTATTTCTTTAACCTCAATAGGTTTAGTTTCTGCAACTATCTCAGCAGGAGTGTTCACACTCATCTCTTCTACAGTAGTTTTCCCACTTAGAATATTTACTCGCTCGTCTTCAACTAACTTGAACTGAGATTTTAAAGTGTTTAGTAAATTTTTCTTTGTATTTACATCAATAGTTTTATCTTCTACTATTTCAGAAGCTTTTGCTCTTAGTTCAGACTGCTCCTTCTCTATTTTTGCAATTTTACTCTTTCCAGCATCAGACATACTGTCTATAGAAGAAACAACTTTATTTACTATAGCTCCACTTTCAGCATTTAATCCAGCTATCTTATTTTTAGCAACAGACTTTACTTGCTCAGAAACATTTTTATCATCTATTAATTTATGAAGGCTTAATATTTGTTTTGAGTTATTATCTAACACATTAGTATACTCTGGAGATGTGAATGGTTTTATAATAGCTCCAGCTATATGAGGAGATGACTGAATCATTGATGTCATTAAGAATGTATCCTTCAATATTTCTTCTGAATTATCAAATATACCTACATTCTTTTTACCTAATATATACTTATCCATAGAATTTTGAGCTACATTCGTAAATAGCTCTCCAGACGCTTCTTTAAATTGATCCTTAGAATATTCTTTACCTGTTTTTAAGAAATTATTGAAGGTAGAATTAATTAACTCTCTTTTCAATACATCATCAGCATTTATAGCAGAAGTAGCTAAACCAGCCTTCTTTAATATACTAACGGTAGGTATTTCAGAAACAACCTCTGCACCGCCCCAAAGTAAAGGAATAGCCCACATTTGCAAATCATCATATTTAGCTGTTCCATTAAGAACTTCTTGCTTCATATCAAATCTTTTTTGTGCTGCACTTGTAGCTCCCATAACAGCAAGACCACCAGCGCCAGTAGATGCTGCGACAAGGTTAGGAACTTGAACAGCTAATACATCTGAAGACCAGTTAATAAAGTCATTAACATTGTTTACATCCTTTATATCTTTTCTAAATGTATCACTTAACCCATTAAGACTACCTACTGTTTCAGTAACTAATTCGTCCTTAGATTTCTTTAGTTTATTTATATACTCAGGATTATTTTCAGATTCAGGAAGTATAAAATCAGCAATCATATCTCCAGTAGTTACCAAGGCTTTTAAAGTTCCCTGAGTAACTCTACCAGATACGTTATATAGCATATCATAGTTTCTCTTTAACAGATCAACTTCTTCTTCAGCACTACCGTGTTTTCTGTCTAACCCATATATAGATTTGTCTAACTTTTTAATATAATCTGTGTTAGATTTTATTCTACTCTCTACGTTAGATATTTCGTTTGGATCTTGATTTACTTGTTTTAACTGGTCTAATCTGATATAGTCATTCTCTAATGAAGCTAAATAAGAATCTCTGACTTTTACTACTTTTTTAGTGTTATCATCAATAGTTTTAAGATCATCTACCTTATTAAATTGTAAGTTATATTTTACATCTTCAGGTACGGATTCTAAGTAGTTGTCAGTTTGAGAATTTCTAAGACTCTTAGCTTTGTTATCTATAGCTAATTGATAAGCCTTATAATTTACTTCTTCTTCTGTTAGTTTTGAATTCTTAGGATCTGATTTAACCTCTGATATTTCTTTTGCTATTGGATTTTTTTCTATCTGAACAGCGCTTATATCTTGAGGAGTTAAGTCTGCTAGTTTTCCTATATTAGAAATAACGTTATTATATGCAGTGGATAATCCAGACTTTATGATATTTAAAAATCCAGTATTATTAACTTCGGAATCTACTTCTTCTTTAGCCTTTGAAGTATAATTATTTAAGTCTCTTATGTTATTAAACTGATATGTAAAAATATCATCAACAGGTTTTTCGGCAGGAGTTTTCTTTTTAACATTTTTAAGACGCTCAAGTTCTTTTCTATTTCTTTCTTGCTCCTCTACATTAAACTTTTCACCAGGTTTTAGTGTTGTTTTCTTTTCTAAATATTTTATAGACTGGTTTACATCAATAGGTTGTGACGGAACAAGAACATCTTTTTTCTCTATTCCGTCTCCATACATTACTGACTTTGGTCTATTTTGATCTTCCTGAGTAGTAAATGGTTTAGTTGGACCACCTAAAGCAACCGAAGCCTGCGCTCTTGTTGGTGGCTCTGTATCCGAAGAAGTACTTTGTTGAGTAGTTCTCGTAGGAGATGCCCCAGCACGTTCTCTTGAAGTAGGTTCTGAAGACTCTTTTTTTTTTTGATCTGAGATATACATATCAATAATTTTTTTGATATCATTATCTGTAGCTCCTTGTTTCTTAGCTCCCTCTATTAAATTTCTTAATTGCTCGTCCATTTATTATTTTTTCTTTTTTTGGGAATTATAATATGCTTCTGCGTTAAATCCTCCAGTTTTGCCTTGAGTTATAGAAACATTTGATCTAAATGTGTTAGAGTAATATTCTTCAGCCTCTTGTAAGCTATTAAATAATTGTCCAGTTGATGGGTTAGGTATTTGTTTTACATACAAAGACACTATATCTCCATTCCTATCGCTTGTAATTTTATTTGTTTTAACGTTAATTTGTTTACCTGTAATATCATCTTTTTTAGTTTTACCAGGTATAACATTACCCCAAACATCTCTTTTTACTACATTTTTACTAGTCTCATCTCCAAATCCTTCACTAGATTCTTTACCGCTAATTGTATATCCTTGTAAAAATAAACTTCCTTTCTTTGTTACAGGATCTATTTCATAACCTATTTTCTGAACAACGTGTTCAATTCCTTTACCTCCAGAAAATGACACATTACGAACAGATTGTACAACTCCAGTAGTTTCTTTTTTACCAGTTTTATATTTTGTATTTATATTTTGTACATCACCTAATATTGGTGGGGGTGGTGTTTTCTTGTCTCCAGCAGGTGCTCTAGGCTCTCTAGGAGCGAATACTTCAGTTCCAGTTTCCTTAATTCCAGTCTGAGCAATAAGATATTCTTTAACTATATCTCTAGCTCTTTGTTGCATAATAGGATCTATTATAGGAATCATCTCCCCTGCGCCATTGTTTTTTAATCCAATATTAAACCCGAATGATTTGTTATTTTCTGTGATTTTATATCTTCCATCAGTATCAGTCAAGATACTAGCGTATCCCTTTTCATTCTTAGCTACAGCCTCTGTAACGTTATTTATGAAGTCTTTAAAATTAGGCATTTGAGATAAAGCCTCTATACTTTCTATCTTTCCGCTTCTAACTAATTCTACAAAGGGTTTTAGTTGCTCGGCATATCTATTAGTCTCAGCCAAAACATCTATTTTTTTATCGTCAAAGTTCTTAACCTCTACAAGTGTAGACATAGGAACCATCCCAAGAGGACCTTCTTTTACATTTCCCCTTTCATCTAACTCAGCTACATATAACCTTCCATCATTAGGATTATGTATTAATTTCTTATCTTTAAAATTCTGAAATCCACCCTTCCACTTCTGCATAAAGTCTGCATAAGCAGATGTTTTTCCTTCCTTAACATCGGTCAAATACTTGTCATAATCAGCACCATAAGTCTTTGTAAACTGATTTAATTGAGCTATACTAGCTGATGTGTTCTGATTAGCTATAGTAAAATTAGATCTTGATATTTGACCAGACTCTACCATCTTTTGTTGTTCAAATGCATTTCTTTTAATATCATAACCCGAATTCACTATAAGTGCATTAAGATTAGGATCGCTTGTTAGACTTACCTCATTAGCCTTTGTAAGTATATCGTTGGTAAGCTTCTTATCAGCCTCTCTATTTTCATAGCGTTGTTGTTCCTGTTTCTGAAGGTTCTCATTTACATTACCTATTACAGTACCCCAATCAAGCGTTGGAGCCGCACCTATTTCAGCTGGATTCTGATATTTATAGTAAGTTGGCATAGATTTTTATTGTTTTTGTTGACTCATAAATTGCATAAAAGCCTGTAACATTTTAGGATCCATTCCTTGCGCAGTCTGAGCTGCTGGTTTTGCAAAAGCAGTTCCTCCTAACAAGCCCTGTATTTTATCTTCTGGTGTAGATATTCCAGTACCATAAGTATTTATAGCACCTATTCCCTGAGTTATCATTCCTCCAACACCTTGAAGTGTTGCTTGTTGCTGAGCTATTTTAGCTTTTTCAGCAGCCATAGCGGCAATCTGAGCACCCTGAGCCTCATCAGCAGCAATTTTAGATAAGTCATCGGCTTGCTGAGTAGCAGCTCCTGCTTTCATAACGTCTAGGTTATATAATCTATCAGCTAAAGCCTCTCTAGTTTTAGCTTGTCCTTCAATAGTTGCTTCCTGAACTCCTTGAATACCACCAATTAAAGATCTTTGATCCTGAGCCAATGCATTTACCGCCTGTGCGTTAGCAGCAGTACCCTCTCTAAATTGTCTATCATAAGCCTCTGTAGGTACTCTTAAAGCCTCATAGAAGTTCTGTTGTTGTAGTCTCTTTTGCTCAATTAAAGCCTGATCAGCAGCTCTCTGTGCAGCTCTCTGAGCATCAGCAGCATTTTCTGCCTCAGACATAGACATAAGTGTTGAAACTGCCGTAAGACCTAATCCTATAAACGGCATAGCCGCAGTTAATCCTGATACAGCAGCTCCTGCTGCTCCTGCTGCTCCTGCTGCTCCAGTAGCAGCTGATCCTAATCCTTGAACAGAACCTATTATTGAAGATCCTAATCCTACTAATCCCTGAGGAGTTAGGGGGGTTATTGGTTGTACTTGTGGCATAATTCTATATATTTTACAAAGATAATAATTTTAAGGATAACTTTTGAATACGTTTGATTTTACTGAGAATAGCTCTACTCTATCTGTTGAGCCATACTCTAATTCGTACTGCATATAGTACCCACGCGCACCATATGACTCAGCAACGCTGTTCTTTATATACAAAATATAATTACCATCAACTGGTGTTGACAGTGTTATTGATGAGTTATCTACAGTAATAGATTTTAATGAAACATCAGTAACAGGACCTATAGGTTCTATAGAGCCTAAATTACTTATATAAGCTAAGTCACCAACACTAACAATTGTCCCTATATTAAATGTAAAGTTAAGAACTGTTTCAGCAGTCCCTGCATCTTCAACTAAATTAACAGATCCAACTCCCTGAGCTGAACGTAGCTTTAAGTTGTTATCACCAGATATATTACGAATATATGCGAACCAGTTCCCCTCTTTTTCTTCAAAGTAAGAGTAGTTTATATCCCCAGTAGAAAGATCAGTTAATACGCTACAGCTCCAAGGTCTATTACCGTAAGTAGCAATAGTCTTAAAGTTCTTAACCGTAAGTGGTTCATCATTAAATACAGATTTTACTTTTGATGGAGCAAAAGCTTTTGGTGAATTATTTGGAGGAATTACCTCATCAACCTTATTCCACCATTCCTGGTAGAATGTGTTTCTACTAGAATTTGTGTTGTGCTTATATAATTCTCCTCCCTTAAATGAATAGAACGCTCCATTCATACCAACCATCATCTCTGGATGGTATGAAAAGAATGATGTCCATCCCTCTACGTTTTTGTTATATGTTAGTGTATATTTCATAATTATAAAAATGAACAAGAACCATCTATATCTATAGCACCATCACTTGTTATTTGAACATAATATCCTGAAGAATCAGAAGGATTAGGGCTTATATTATAATGATAATTATATCCATTAAACGGAGTAACTCCGTCTAATTCATAAGCAACAGTTAATCCTATTAATTCTGTAGGAGAATTACTTGCTATTTTAAATGGAGTGTCAGGAATGTTAGTACAAGACTCTCCAGGTTCGAAAACATATAACCAATCATATAAGACAGGACATTCAATAGGATCAAGACCAGTTACAGAAATAACCTCAAGGGCATTTACAAATATATTATCTCCAAACCATATGTGATCTTCTGTTATAGTATCTCCGTTTTCGTTTATATATGTTACAACCCCTCCTAAAGGATGTTCAAAATCAGGATAATCATAAACTCCTGTATAACAGTATTTTACTGTCTCACATCCAGGACAAGGAACAGGATCTAAAAGAACTCCTGATAATAACTGTCTGTAGGTTCCATCAATCATATATAACCCATCCTCAGCTAATGTTGTCTGATTCTCATCTATCCATATGCCTGTAGCTGTGTCAAATGAGTCTGAATCTATAAAGTAAGAATCTGATACATCACAGTTGCAACATAATTTATAAGGATTATTTTCGTGATAACATAATGTTATTTCAGACATACTTCTATAATCCCAAACTAAATACAAGTAATCAGAACCTGCTAATGTCGCATTACTTATAACAGCTTGATACGTTCCAGTTATTGGAGTTATAGTTGTTAGTAAAGGTAATAATTCGCTTGGAGTGTACAATGTATTTGAAGTCAAATACTTAAATGTATTTAACGCTGGATTAAACGTAAACGTATCACCTGACATCTTTTCTGAAATAATTGTTATATCACTTCCATTAGCTGGTATCATACCCTCAGACAATCCTCCTGTCTGACTCTCGTATAACGAAACTCCGTCAGCTTGCATAGTTATAAAGTCTGTACTGAATGGACTGTTATAATCTCCTAGTGTCCACTTATATTTATTATGTATTGTATCATCCTCATTCCCTGGATTGTTATAAACAACTCTATAAACAGTTATATTATCTACAACCTCAACACAATTTGTATTTATAGAATACGATGAGTCTGTAGAATTTATTGTTATACTAACGTCTATAGGTAATACAGATGTCTTCTCAAAAGTAATCGTATAATCTCCAGCCTCATCAAGGACATTTCCATATACCTCTCTACCATCATACTCCATTGTAACATCAATTTCTCCTTCAAATAACGATAAGTTAACAGTTACATCACCTACACTATTACCTAGATTAACTTTAAAGTCATAAACTCCGTTAACATTTTGTTGAGATACTGTAGTTCCACATCCAAAAATATTTGGTTCAGTTGGCATAGCTGTCTCTGTAAGGTGAAGCACGTATTCGTCCATATAAGGATCATAACCACCAATCTTAAAATAGTTAGTTGAGTTCTTAAACTCATCTCTAAACCAGTATTTCATACCTAAGTCTGAAATAATGCTAAGGGCGTCTCCCTGAGCAGAACCTCCTCTTAAATTAAGTGCAACGTTTCTCTTAACATCTGTAAAGTAAACCTCACCACCTAAAACAGCAAAGCTCTCAGGGTTGTTGCTGATTCCATAATCCTCAGTTCTTGCAATCTGAGTACCTAGTACCTCTGGTATAGAAGCAATCTGCCCACCTCCTGCGGAATCAGATAACAAGTTCTTACCAGCAAGAACATAAGATATCTTGTCTTCTTGTAATATTAATACGTCTGTACGTCTTGCATACAATTTATTTATAGGTCCAAATGACTTCTCTAAATCCTTAAAATTTGCTAAGGATAAGTTGAATTCATTTAGTTTATTTATGTTTGTTTCTGCGTTATATATACCACTATATGTCATAGATGCATATCTGTTAGCAGCCTTATACTGCTCCTGAGCTACAGCTGTAACACGCTCACCTAAGTAAAAAGGATCTCCTGTAATCGAGTCATTTATTTTATATGATTCAACACCATTGCCAAAACTAAAGCAGTCAAAGAAGTTAAGGGTTACAATAGCAGGAAGTGTAGATGTTTGGTTTTGATCCATATCAGCATCACCACTCATATGGTAACCATTTACGATTGGGAAGCTATCGCTTCCCTCGTAGTATATCTCTCCATCAGCATCAAGAGCCTCTGTCTCAAAAACAAATAATCCTGTAGACTTCTGTATTGTTATTGTTCCTGAAGTATATGATCCTCTATAAGTAAAACCTGCACAAGAAGGAGTCCCTGATCTAGCTAAAAAAAACAAACCACCTGTTTTTACAGTTGGACTATCTGGATTTACAAACTGCTCAAAAAATTGAAACTTATTAACACCAGATTCTATAGGGAAATTAGGATAAATGATACCTAAAGCATATTCTTTTTTATAAACACCTTTAATTCTAGTATATAGATTAGAATTAAGAGTATCATCCCCTCCTCCTATATCACCTTTTTCAAAGTTAACACCCTCTCCTATACAAAAAAGGTAAAAGTCATCATAATCTTGACTAGCTACTACTGTTTTTTGAAATTTATACGTTCTACTACCACATTTAGAGCCTCTTGATCGTCTGCTCATATTTATATCAAACTTTATAAGGCTACCAGCTGGAATATTATGAGGTATAAACTTTTGATTATTTGAACTAATAGGATCCGTAGGTATAAAATCAGGATTATCATAACTTAAATTCCATCCTGTTGCTTGATAACTAGAAGTTGTTGAGTTAGTGTTTTTTATAGAAACAAATGAATCCTTTTCATATATAGCTTCAAAATTACTAGCCCTAACCTTCATATATGTACCACTTGGCTCATTTATTATGTTATCAGGAACTGTACCGCTAATAAAATTATTTGATTGAGCTTGTACGTCTAAAACATCTATCGTTGTTAAAACATTAAGGGCTCCATTAGAATCTCTCTTTACTATCAACCTTTCACCAACTCTTGCCTTGCTTATATTCTCTCCCTCTAATTTAAACCAACTAAAACCATTTTCATCAGGAAAAAATAAATTAGTATATATAGTTTCATATTTTGATCTTGAAGGTTTAACAACGAACTTATATCTTTCAGCAAATGAAGGTGCCTTATTTATTATTTTAGCAACTATATAATTTTTTTTATCAGAAGTAGACGATGGAAAAAACACTGTATTGTTATTACAAACAAGTGCTGTAGTACTTCTTAAATATTTATCTTGATAGACAATACCAACCTCGTAATCTCTGTTGCTATGTAAACTTTTTTTACTATTTAATTTAGATAAAACAGCCGTAGTTCCAGTATCAGATAAGTACTCATAAGCGTATAGCACTGGGTTTGGATCGTCAGTTCCTGAGAATTCTATCGCTGGTATCTGTATTTTTATAATGTTTAGCTCTAATGGAGATGATATTATTGTAAATCCTTGATTAATAGAATCTATACCTGTGCCAACTTTCTCCCATAATGGAGGCGCAGTCTGTATAGTAGTTAAAGAGCAATTAAATTTATCTGTTAATGAAACTCCTTCTGCACATTCATTAATAGGTTGATGAGCATATACTGCATCTATAAATAATTGATCATTAGCTAATGAGTAAGCGTTCGCATAGTCTTGAGTTATATTAAAATTAAACGTATAGTTAAACTCGTTTAATGGAGCATTTACTTCATAAGTTGGATCTCCAGAAAAGTCATTATGAAATAAGTTAAATTGTATTGATAGTACAGATTCTTTTTTAATGTCTAAACCTGTAAAGTTTAAACTTATAATAGAATCTTCTATAGTACGTGAACCACCTAAAGTATAGGTACCAGGGAAAGCTATTACTTCAATCTCTTTTTCTAAATTATCTTCAGTTTTTGCTAAAAGTGTATAATTTATAAAAGTATCTATGTCATAACCATCTACATAGTTTCCATATATAAGCCTATTACCCATAGTGGTCTGAGACTTAGCTGTTACAGGAACATTATCAAAAAGTCTTGTAAGTTCTGAACTTGGAAGTACTGTATATATTTTTTTATTATCGAACTGAATACTCTTAATTTGATTATCTCCCCATCCATTATCAACCTTATCAAACCTCTCAATTATATTAACTATGCTTGAGTCTGAAAGCTTAAAACAAATATCAACACCTACAACATTTTTCCCTCCTGTGTTAAATGATATATTATAACTATTAAACACATTTACCATAGATCCATTAGTGTATGTTGTATAGTCAACAAAAAAACTTTCAGGCTCAAATGCTATGTTACTGAACTGAGATAAAGCACTATACTCTCCATCTATATATTTATATCTATAAGAAAATGATATAAATCTTTCGCTCATATAGTTCTCATCTCCAGATATAGTAAAAGGAGATATTTCTGGAGCCTCTAAAGGTGGTGCAACAATTACAGATATATCATCCTCTGTAATATTATCTACTCCCATTGTAGGGTATGGATATGATCTGTTTACATTTATTTTTCTTGGAGGATTAAGATTATCCGTCCAGAATAAAAGACCATCAATTAAATCTATTCCATTTACTAAATACTGAGTATCAAAGTTTAATACTGTTGTTGATATTATATGGTAAATAAGTATGTTTGTTCTATCATTGTAAGACAGTACCATATCGACAATACCAGGATCTGTTACAAACCAGTATATTGTCTCGTGCTGACTATCATCATACGCTCCTATACATCTTGCATCAGGCGAAAGCGGACTGCCTTCATATAAAATAGATGCAAGCCTAGTATTACCTAATGAGTTCTCAATAGCTCCAACGCTATTATTTTCAGTAGATCCTATTCTTATATTTAACGCATCAATATATTCTCCATCTGGAAGAACTCTTTCGTCCAAGGACTTATTCATTCTACCCTTAAGGAACGTAGTATTTAAATCCATACTTATTTAATCCACTTGTCTTTACCCCTCATATTCATCAATAATCTTCCAGGGTGTATATTACTCAATCTTATTTTTGCGTTTCTTAGAAGGGCTGTTTTCTCTTTCTTAGCTCTTTCAATGACATATTGTTGAACACCGTACTTATTTGTAAGCACATTATATTTTATATAAGCATATAAAAATTCTTCAGCTAATTTGTTTACACTAACAGCAGAGTCATCTCCATTCTCCATACCATCAGTAACATACTCAAGTATACAAAGCTGACCAGCCATTCCTGATCCGAAGTTTATAACCCCAGATTTCTTGTCTATTCTATACGTAGGATTTACGTTTGCAGTCTCTGTATTTAATCCAAATCTTGCACCAACAGCGTAGTTAAAGTACCACTTACCGTCAAGGTTGTACCCCTCTAATCCATTAAACCTTCCATCACCTAAGTAGATGCTCTTGTTCTGCTTATGAATTCTATCGTAATCTAATATAGAGGTACCCTCAAGAACATTTCCTTCCTGATCAAATAATATTCTACAGCTATTATCTTGTAGGTAGGAGTTACTGTAGTTAGTTTGAATATTCTCAGTAAGAGGTCTTAAGACACCATCCTTATACAATGATATTCTAACATAGTTAACATAGTCTGGCGGAAGAACTAATTTAAGGTCATCACAGATACTAAGTTCTACTATTTTAATTTCCTTTAAGGCATCGTAGTTTAACTCCTGAATACCTCTCTTTGCGTGAAATAATATCTCGTACTTATCAACGTTATTAACTAACTTATTATTACCGACATACATCAGCATAAAATTGTTAACTACATCTTTTAGTGATAGGTATTGGTATGATCCCCAGTTCTCATTCTCTGGTGAATCACCAGCATTCTCATAGTATTGATAGCCAGTTAAGTATGCCATAATTATTGTTGTTGACTAAATGTCGGTTGTTCGTGTTGTTCTTGACCTAATGCGTAAGCAGTAACTTCTTGCTCTCTTATTGATATTCCAGCGTACTGTAATATCTTCATAACTAATTTATATTCATCCTCTAGTGGCAACTCAAAGTCTTGATAATCAATTTGTGACTGATCAAACATCGGCTCACCATTTCCAAGGGTTATATATGTCCACTTAGGATCTTTTGGAAATCTAAAATAAATTGCCTGAACTTGACCTAATGTATTAACAGTTTTAGGATATATTTTAATACTTTCACCTTCTAGTGTGTATGATGGATACATCTCAGAAGGCTGAGTTAAGTTTGAAGCATTTAGCATTGTTATTTTACCAACACTTACTTTATCTGCTTCTTTAACCTCTGGAGAAAATATTTTATAATTATCCCCTGATGCAAGAAATATATCCTTGCTTAATATCATTGATGTTGCAGATGTTACGCTAACTACCTTAGCTACTTCATCTGTATCTAAATTTGTAACAATATAATCTGTACCTATACCATTTGCAAAAAAATTAGCGGTAGAATCATTAAGTTCGTTTACTACCACAGATGTATTACTTCCTGATTTTATAAGTTTTAAATTACATAAAATTTTTAAAATATAGTAATAACTGTTTCCAACAGTATCAATAGTTGGGGCTGAAAATATATTTCCTCCAATATTAGATAAAAAATCTGTCGTTAAAAATGACTCAAGAGTCTCGGCTACAGGCTGCTTAATATCAGCGTAATCAGTACCTGACATACGAGCATTCTCCATATTTACAGTTTTATTGTATGAAGAGTAATACTCCTCGTACAACTCCATCTGTGCCTGCTTAGCATATAGATTGAAATCAGCAGGTGTGATATAGCCGTAGTTATTCTTATTTATAACAGATAGAACTGTATTTCTAACTGAGTTTATCATACTAAAAAACTTTTTACAAAGATAATAAAAAAAAGCACTCTGATTAGAGTGCCTTTAGTCTTAGTCTAAGTGACTTTCAAGGAGTCTTAGTGTCTCAATTCCATCATCTGATTTCAAATGAGAGGCAAGAATAAATAAATGATTCTCACCGTAAGGAACAGTTAACAGTTTTTTCTTGTTTGTTTCAAGGTTGAAAAAAACATCCCTTCCTTTATTTTTAAGTCTCAACACATCCTGGTCAAATAACTTAGCACAAGTGTTCTGTAATTGAAGCATTGGATCATTTAACATATCCATAAATTTACTAGGGTATGTTCTTGCATAAACAAGTACGTCTCTCTTTAATTCAGCTGTAGACATCTTATCTATCCTTCCTCCTAATACAACTCTAGCAACAGCCTCAAGCATATCAACCGAAAGGTCTCTTGCAGCTAACTGTGCATCCAATTCTGTAGTTAATTTTTCAAACTGTGCAGACGCATCTTTTTCAGTATTTACCTCTTCAAATATCATCCCATTCCCTGGGTGGTACTCTAAGAACTTCTGTAGAACTGGATTTGTTTTATGTACTGTTAGCGATCCATCAACAAATACAATAGGTTCTAAAATAGCAGAACCATCCTGTTCATCCTCAAAAGGTGATTTCTGGTTTCTTGCATATCTAAGTGGTCTGTTTTGTTTTCCGTCAAAGTGGTATAACGGACTTCTTGAAGTGTTCTTCGATGTCAACATATATGACAGCGGAGTGTTTCTTTTTTTTAATACGTAGATTTTATCTACTAATGCAGTTTCTTTGTTCATTTGATATAATTTAAT